AATAAATTATGTGCTTCGCAATAGTCTAAAATTTTTGAAGCTATTTTAGCAAATTCGTAATCTTGACAAAAATATCTCCATTCTGTCATTTCTCCTTGAACATTTGATTGGAAATTTTTATTATCAGGTGCTTTTATACCCTCTTCTATTTTTTGAATAAAATATTGACAATTTAAATCTAGATTGCCTTTAATAAAAAAATAATTTTGTGAGATTTTTGATTCTTTGTGTTTAAGAATTTTCATTCTGTACTGACTTAACATAAAAAAAGGGACGATGCAAATGCACCGCCCCTTTTAAGTACCCGTTGTCGGGTTAACTGTTAACTATTAGCTAGTTGGTAAGTTTCCGTTACCAAATACACATCTTGGATCAGAAAATCCAAAAGAGTATCTTTCTCTAGCTTTAAATCTAACATTACCTGTATCGAAGTCACCTTCTAATGCAGTTTTAATCGGGCTTCTTTCGAAGTGTTTAAAACCATTAGGCACATCAGTTAACAAGAAGTATGAGTCTGTGTCAGTTAAAAAGTTATTAACTCTGTAACCTTCAGGAACCATACCCATGTTGTTGATAGCGTTAATGTCATTGTCAGCAGTACCTGTTCTAAGAGTTGATTTCATCAATCTTTCAGCAGTGAATTGTAATTCTTTTGGAATTATCATTTTTCTGCCGTTAAGAGCGATTTTTAATCCTCTCTCATCAACGAAACCTTGGATATCAATTAGAGATTGCTCTAATGATGTTTCGTTAAGGTCAGCCGCAGTTGCCAATACATTTGAGAACGTACCACCATTTGATAATGGGTGATTGTTCGCAATTAAAGGCACACCGTCACCACCTGTTACAGCAGTGAATTGTGCTTGGTTAAGCACTTGTGCAGCTTTTACTTGCTTCGTGTTTGACATTGATCTTGCTAAAGCTCTTGTGTATCTTTGAGCAAGTCTGTCGTATAGGTTATCTTCGATTGCTTCTTCAGTGATAGCAAATGCTAAAGCAATAGTTTCGTGTGTGTATCTAGCTGTATAAGCTTCGTTAGCTTGATCGAACACAACTGAAGCACCCTCTTGTTTAGTTGGTGCACCAGCGAAACCGCTTAACATTACTTCTTCTTCAAAAGCTCTGTCAGATGATTCAGTATTGTAGATTTCCGCATGTTGGTTATCATACCTACTGTATTCCAGGCCGAATAAGGCATTCAGTCCTGGCTCTAACTCTTTAGTTAGCTGTTGTCTTGATATAGCCATTGTCTATTCTCCTTATTAGATACCTGTACCATCACGGTAAAAGTGTTTGTTTATTCTTACAAGAATATTTGCATTAGCAGAACCAGTATCACTGTTATTAGGGTCTTGAGAAATATCAATTGCCTGAATTACAAATGATGCGTTAGTTCCACTCTCGGAAACATCTAATTGAGTTTTCGAGATTCCTGTTTTAGTATTCCCTGTTGTGTTAGTAACAGAGTAGTTCTTAAAAATATCCGCTCTTGCAAAAGTCGCATCAGCGTCCATTAAAAAGACCGCATCAGGATCATCCACTACAAATGCTGTAATGTCCGAAGCCACAATGCTGCCTGGATAATAGTTGCTAAAAGTCGGCTTTTGAGTTGTCGGATCAGTGTAAAAACATCCGTTAAAAACCCCAATGACAGACGAACTATTGTTGTAAACATGTCTTTCAATGTTTCCAGCAGTTACTGGTACAACCAGGTCACCTTGGAAAATTGCAGTTCCATAGTTACTTGCAATTGTGTATCTGTTTTGAGCACCAACTAGGGGAGTACCGTCAAGTTTTCTGTACGGTCTTAGACCGAACTGTTCACTTACGTTTGACATAGTATTATATCTCCTATTTAGTTTTTGTTTTTATTTTAGCCAACCTCTAGAGTAGGAATAACAAAAAGATTAATTTTTGCGTCCACCACCAAAGGTAACTCTTTTCTGCCTATCAATATTGATCGGCATACTTGGATGTTGTTCCTTCATAAGATCGTTATCGACACCTTTAAGTTGATCTTGAGTAAGTCTTTTGAAATACTCGGATCGCTGTCTTAGAATCTCTGTCGGTATCCTTGCCAACACAAGGCCTCCAATTCCAATGCATCCACTATATTTCCCTTCGGTTATTTTAGGATACTTGTGAATATCAGGGTCATTTTTAATTTCCTCTGCTTTCACAAATTCCCATCCTTCTCTAAGTTTTTTAGTCACGTTAGACGTGTCTTCAAAACCTTGCACATTTGTTCTTATCCATCTGTGCTCGAAACCGTTAGGTGCTTTTGGAGCATCTAAACTAGATGGTAACTGCCAAGTCTTTGTTCTTTCGTTAACTTCTCTCGACTCAGCGTTGCGTGAAGTTCTTTTTATAGTATCGTTCATATTATTGAGCCTCCTTCACATATTTAACGTACTCTTCAAGTGGCACACCTAATCTTTTAGCTATTGCTACCTGTGATTTGGTGAGTGTCACAGTTTTGCGTCCAACTTCTTTTCTTCCAGCAGAAGCAACAGTTTGGACAGGTTTTGCTTTCTGCTTAGCTTCAACAGCTTCAGCTGGTTCTTTCAAACCTTTAGCTGTTAAAATAGGGTCTAACCTTTTTTCTATTTCATTATAATAGTCATCTGAGTCAACTTCAATACCCTCCTGTCTTACTTGTCCATCTAAGGCTACTGCATAAGCAGTTAAGGCTGGGTCTTTATCATAACCAAACCAAGCTTTATGTTTTTCCCTAAAAGACATAGCTTTTTCTGAAGGAGTAGGTTGTTCTTCAGTTTTAGGTTGTTCTTTTTCTCTTTTTTCTTCTTCTTTTTTAAGAGCTTCTGCTTGTTCTAGAGCTACTTTTCTTTCTTCTGCTCTAATTTTAGCTTTTTCTTTTTGAACAGCTAATTGAGTTAATTGATCATTAGCTTCCATTATAGCTTTTGAATCATTGTTTTCGATAGCAAGTTGTAAATTATTTTTTACTTGCTCTCTTTGTGAATCAACTCTAGCTTCAAACTCTTTCAAATAATTATCAGATTCAACATTATATTTTTTTTCTATTTCATCTAATTTTTTCTTCATGCCACTTGCTAATTCTTCAGCAGCAGCTTTTTGCCTTTCAGCTTCTTTTGATTTAAAAGTTAGTTTGTCAATTCTTCTATTTTGTTGTTTATATTTTTTATATAAACTCTTGAAATCTTTTTCATCTTCGGCAAGTTCTTCTTTCTCACCTTCGATTTCTTTTCCTTCTGTTTTTAATTCTTCTTTGATTTCATCGACCTTATCTTCTTCAACTTTTATTTCAGGTTTGTCGTCTTTTTTTTCTTCAGTCTCTTCAGGAGTTCCGTGATCCGTGTACCCTAAATCTACTTCACCGAAATTTAGTTTTGGTTTCTCTTTTGATTCGACATTGTTAGCTGATTCCTTAACTTCAACTGTTAAGTCTTCTTGCTTCACGTCATCCGTATCTATTTCGATATCTTTTTTTGATTGTTTTACTTCTTCTTGTGCCATCATTTATTCTCCTTAGTATAGTGTAGCGATGTCTTCAGGTTTTTGTATAACACCAATAATTTCATCATCATTCAAAATTCTATGCTCACCCCATTTGTTTTTAAAACGGGAACCTGCATATCTACCGTACATCACGAACTGACCTTCTTTGCACCACGAACCAAGGGGAAATTTTTCTTTATCACGATAGCAAAGATTACCCATCTTAATTACTAATCCAACAACAGTTGTTGCTTGAATAGTTTCGATAGTAGTATCTGCTAACAGGATTCCACCTTTAGTTTTTTGTTTTCCTGCAAATGGTCTGATTAATAAACGATAACCTGTGGGATTTGGTAAAGAACTAATATATTCTTCTTTTTCCTCTTTGGTTTTTGGTACGATGAAATTATCTTCATCACTAGCTATGTTTTTTTCAGTCTTTGTCATTTTCATCTCTGAGCAGTTCGCTCAAATCCTCCTTTAGCGAATTTAACGAACTAATTTGTCCCCTAGAATACTGTAATTTCTCATAATTGTCTATACTCCCGTAGATTATTTGTTCGCTGATATTTTCTATTTTTTTATCGCACAATCTTTTGATTGCACGTAATGTTTCTATGTCTAATGACTCCATATCAGGGTTATAAGTGAAATTATAAGAAATGCAATTATTTTCTTTTTATCAAATCAGTAGCCTTAAGGCCATAAACACTCGCTATGACACCTACGAAAATTGTTTGGTACCAAAATGGGAGGTTCGAGAAATACTCGAAGAAAAGTTGCATCTTTTCCATGTGCTCAGGATTATCTGACCAAACTGC